CGGTGAGCCAGGTGCAGAGGGCGCTAACGAGCGCCTGCTGCTCCGCGATCGAGTAGCCCTCAGGGGGGACGTCTGCCACGAGGTAGACGGTCGCCCCAACGCGCATGTTCTGCGCGGTGAGAGCGTCGGCCGCGACCTTCGAGTGCTCGAACCGGACGGTATGCCGCTTGCGGCGACCGTACTGGTGCGAGACCTTCATGACTGCCGTAGAATCGGCAGCCGTGAACGTGCCGCTGGTCTCAGAGAGACCAGTGCGCGCGAGGGTCTGGGAGTTGATGGACTGTGGATCGGCGAGTGCCATGGCGTGTCTCCGTGACTTGTTGTATGAAGTTGTGGGGCACGAGTGTGCATGCCCACGCGTTCTCTGATCCCTTATCAGAGAACCTTTGGCGCCTTGGTCAAACCAAGGGCACCGAGGATCGACCACTGGCTCAGAGAATATGAGCTAGGGGCGAGGGTGAAACCATAGGGGTTCGCTCGAACTCTCTCCTTCGTCACACGACGAAGGGTCATAGAGATCGAGTCCGGGAACCGCATTCCTGTCGCATAGGCAGAAATGCCGTTTACCCGATAGATACGCGTCTGAACGGTTTCCCGCATCAGATATCCGTATCTAAGAACGAGCTCATCACCGGCAAGAGCGGAAGCATTTTCCAATGCTGAACCGATCGTGCCGTGCCAATCGATGAGCCAGGACCAGGGGGCCAGCTCCCAGATGACGCTAGGCGTAAGCTTAGCGCCAACTAGACGGTTCGCTTCAGCTTCGAAGCGATCGAGCTTACTTATCAGGTCATTCCCTACGGGAATGTGATAAGTGTAAGCTCCGGAGAACGTATACCGATGAACGGTAATGTCCTCTCGCGTCACGGGAAGACTCAGAACTCCAGGGGACAACATGCCCAAGGAGACCAGAGTGTTACTTCCCAGGAACGGTCCGGAAGAATTGATCGTAGATCCATTCTCCCATGAGGTGATCGATGGAATCGACCACCGCCTCCTGACAATCCTTCCACTGTCGCGATGGAATTGACGCAACACTTCAGTCGATTGCTGAAGCTGCTGCACAATTTCCGTCAGATCCTTGATGAAAGGAACCCAACCGAATTGCACGTTAAGGTACTCGGAGCCAAGGCCCCGATATACGTTAGCGCGCTCTTCCATGAGTCCTTTCCCGAGCATGCGCGGCAATTGCCGCAGCTCGCCAAGGAACTGCGCGGCAGAGACCGAGGGCAGTGTTGGAATAGTGTC